TCTCTATCGCCATAACCCGGTTCTCAGGCAACATCTTACTTAATACCGCATCCGGTATAGCACTAAAAGGAACATTGCGATTATTCCGTAAATACGGATTTAACGTCTCCAATCCCGTTAATGAAACAACCTGTTGTGGTCCTTCGGGCTGCGTAGAACTAGCCGAAATCTCACCAACATTACTCCGATACGCCTGATCCGATGTCATGCTTAATAATGCAGCCAACTCTTCCCTCGCATCGTCCAAATATTCCTGCGTTCTAAAACCACCCTGAACATCCCGAAATGGATCCACCTCATCAGGAGGCGTTGCCGTGCTTAACTTGTTTTCGTAATTCGCAATCTTACCCCGCAAATCAGCAATCCGCTCCCGCTTGTAATTATACAAACTCTTCGGATTCGCTCCCGCAGCAACCGAATAATCACGAATCTTAGATCTATCTGCAACAAGAACATTTGCCCCCGTCGAGCCCCGTTCAAAATAAGAAGCATCAATGTACCGCGTACCCGTCTTCGCTACGTCGTCAAATAAAAACCTTCCAACAGCATGTTCCACCTCGTGATTCAACACACTCTGTATCCGCGCTAGACTTGGCTTCTTACCCAGATTTACGTTAATCGTTTTATCTTCCTTCCTATGATACCCACCAAAATCCGCTTTGGGCTCCACAGAAAAATCAAGCCTATACCCCTCCAACGCCCTTAAAGTCGCAGGATCATCCGTCGAAATTATGTCCGACAAATCAAGATTCGTCGCCTTCCCGTTCGCAAAAATCTCCTCCAACCGACCCATGTCAAAATTTAACTTAGGCGTTAACGTCCCAACCCCGCGCTCGTCAGGAGGACCAAACTTACTCAGACGACTAACCGCAAACTCCTGAACCAAATTCCCACCAGCATCACGAATCGGATAAAACTCCAAACCCGTCTCGTCAAATATCTCCGCAGCACTAGCCCCCTCATTACGAAGCTGCTCCGCATCCAAAACACGATTCGCATCCCTCTCAGATAACCCAAACACAGAGTTCGTGCTTAACACATCCGTGCTCCCCTCCGTCGCTAACGCACGAGGAAAAAATCCACGCCCCTCCAAAAAGTTGGTAATCTCCGCATCCTCATACCCCAAATCACGCAGCTTCCCCTCCGCCTGAGCACGGAACTTCTTATCAATCACACCATCCAACTTTCGAACACCAGCAATGCCCAACTGTCCCGCCGTCTTAATACCAGCACCAACAGGAACAACCGAACCCGCCGTTAACACATCCGCCAACTGTCCCTCACGAACAGACATGTCCAACTGCGTAAACTCCTCGTCCGTCAATAAATCCAACGGATCCGCAGGATTACCGCGTACAGGATTTAATTGCTGCCAAACATCCGAATATCGATCAAACTCCATCGGAGTCCCATCAACATTCTTACCAAGCAATAACTGATTTTCCGCCGCAGACCGCAATCGATCCTCACGACCATCCGTCGCTAAATCCTTCACAGCAGAATAAATATCCTCACCATAACCCTGCACACCGCCCGGAATGTCACGCAAAAAATCAACAGTGCCAGATAACGCACCCAAACCCATCTGCTTTAAAACACCCAACTCATCCGCATTAAACTGACGACCAAACTGCTCACCAACAGAATCATACCGATTCTCCAACCCAAACAAATTATCCGCAATTACCTCCGCATAAGTCGAGGACCGAGGATCACGGTCCTGATCACCAATATAAGAAGGAACCACCGGACCTCGGTCCAAGGTCGTATAAGGGTCAGGCTCGAACATTGGACGAAGGGCAACGGGAGTGGGTTTTAGGGCCATGTGTTTTCTCTGCTACAAAAACTCAAATGAAATTATACCCGAAATAATTTGAAAGCGATAGGGGCCTCAAAGGCGGGATTTCCTACAGGGGGAAAACCCAATAAAATTATATCGCAATGAATTTACAAAACCAACATTATACAGACACCAGACGCACCGCACCGCCCAAAACGGGGGGATGGGGGTAGCAAGAGTCCCGATCCGTGCACCCAGATTTGCCAAAGTAACCCCCAACAACGTAGAGTCGCCTGTTAACCTCGCAAGCTCGGGGCGACGAGAAGAAAAGACAACGGGCCTTCAGCCCGTGGTCAGTATTCGAACTGACAGTCGAGTCAAGGAACTCATTCCTTGACAATCCAGACAACCGGACGCGCCCGGTTGATCGGCGTTAAAGTAAAATGAGCTTCGCACTTATTAGTAGAACAGGTTCATTCCTCCCACTTTTGTAGCATTCGCCGCTGATGTCTCCAAATAATCATGTCACTGTAGCTTCGCTAGTCGCGTGACACATGATTATTTGGAGCCAAGCGAATGCGTTGCGGGTCGTCAGACCCTGTGTACTTAAGGCATAACCACTGCTGTTTTGAGCCGGGTAATTCGGAAGACGACTCCGAATCACCCTAAGACCCTCCAGCCCCTGTTTCGAGGAGTAATGAATCTGGCTAGTCGCCAGATACTTTATGCTTGCCAAGTCAACGTTGGTGCGCGGGCTGGGTGGGTCTTACTCAAGCAGTGGTTATCAACACAACAACAACAAGATTTACACACCCGACGCAACCACAGTTTTGCGCCTGTTCGGAAGAGCATGACTAGGGGTACAAAAAAGTCTGTCACTCTCTCCCAGCAGCGTGGCTGAACTTCCTATAGTGAGCTTCGCACATTTTTAGTTTTCCGGAAGTTCTCTTTACGTTAGATGTCCCGCTCCGCACAGGGCCAGAACTTTATGAGGATGTTACGCAACGTCAGCATCTGCTGAAGACAGGATCATCACGGTAGTCTCCAGCAGATGACGTAACGTCACATCCTCATAAACTTCCTCTGCACCGGACTTTTTTAGACGGCGCAGCCGTTCGCCCGGCACCGTGGCACCCAACCTCCAGCACCATCGAAGGGGCGACCCCTAGCCAAGCTCTCCCGCCCAGCGCGAAACTAGGTGGGTGCGACGGGGGTGTATCTTGCCGTTGTCGTGTTCATTTATCCATAAAATAGGAGATCTCAACATGGATATCACAGTACTCAAATTGTCAGACGAAGTAAGCGAAATCAACCGGGCTCTGCGCCTCCTTAACTACGACTGGACAGACTTCGATTGTATGGTCGAAGGTGACGGGACAGGGTTCGACGCACAGTGCGTAAGGTTCAAGCTCTACTATCGCGGGCTTCACATGAGCGACAGCAAGACGGAAACATGGAAGTTCAACTTCGATGGCGAGTACAACCTGCAAGACAACCTGCATCAAGTCACTGAAGCTATCTTGGAATTCGTTCAGAACCTTCCAACAGGCGACACGCTCAAGCAGCAGCACATGGTTCGACTCTTCGAACAAGGTGGTCGCCTAGCCGAAGAGCTCGGGATCGACGAGGATTTCATCAACCCGCTGGTCGGGATCATGGAAAAGTTGGCAACCAATGCCATCACTCATCGCAAGTAATTCAACCGGGGGCTGCGGCCCCCACCAACCACAGGAGGCGAACATGCCACACAAACCACCCTTCAGATTCATCTCAGATGCAGCACATGGCTGGCTCGAAGTGTCACGCAACGACCTAGCCGTCATCGGACTATCCGAAGCGGACTTCTCAGAGTTCAGCTACAAGCTCGGCGGGATGCTCTACCTCGAAGAAGATTGCGACGCAGCAACGTTCATCGGGACATACGAGGCAATCCACGGCCACACGCCGCGCTTCACCGAGCACGATCACGGTAACTGGTCGCGCATTCGTGGCTTCCAACGGGTCGAGAACCCCAACTTCACTTGGGAAATCGACCAAGGCTTCGACACGCATTACATCATCCAAAACGAAGAGGTATAACTCATGGATAACCCAATCGACGCTTTCATCAACGCCATCGTGGACGGACTCAAGAAGCACGAAGGCTTCAAAGAGTTCATCAGAGATCACAGCGGAAACAGTATCGACAGCGGAGACTTCTGCGACATGCTTCGGGAAAACTCGTATGAAGTCAACGAGGTCGCGCTCGAGTTCTTCGACATCGACAACTACAGTTCCGAGATCGTCGGCATCATCGACAGTCATATCGACGACGAGTTCATGTCAGATCGCATCAAGGGTCTGGAGTGGGAGATCCAAGTAAAATGAGAAAAGAAACGTACAAAATTGCACATGCGTTTCTAACAGGGCGGCCCGCAAAGGCTGCCCGAACGCATACCGACGGACAAACAGTCTGGCTGCACAACAACCGTATCGCATGGCGCAATACAGACCATGACGTTTGCTTCACCCTAGCAGGATGGCCCACCGTCACAACACGCGAGCGTATCAACGGACTGCTCAACGTCTTCGGACAGTCCAGATGGGGCGTCACCCAGCGCAAGCACGAGCAGTACCTCACCTTCTACGACCACCTGTCAGGCGTAGAACATATGGAACCAATAGGCGACAACGAAGTAATCAGCTTCAACTGCCTGCAAACTTTCGAAAAGGAATACAAACTATGCTAACTGAGATCGGACTATTTCGCACACCCGAAGACTGGGATGAAGTAATGCACTGGATCAACCTGCACAACCCAGAGGATCGAGCACACCTCGTTACCGCTGCCGCCATGGCTTGGAACCTAGCGGCTAAACTCACCAACCCACAGAAGGAAACGGAAGATGCCTAAACCAATGTTCGAATGGACCCACGACGAGATCCGCGATTACTACGACAGCAACCCAAACCTGACCATCCTAACATACGCTGGTATGTTGGGACTAACCGGAGGTGAGCTCAAAGAAATCCTGAACACGGATGGAGAGTGGAAGCTAGAGTTCGGTAGCGCCGTCGATAAAGAAGAAGAGGCCATGGCGGAAGAAATGGGAATGTACTGCACCCATTACAATCCGCAGGAGGACGAAGACGAATTCGAAATCGAAGCCAGAACAACGCGCAACTACTGGTAACTAACACCGAAGGATACCCGGCTCCTACGTCGCTGGGTATCCTTCTCATCAAAAAGTTTTAAAAGGAGTTGCCTGTTAACCTCGCAAGCTCGGGGCAACAAAGAAGAAAAGAGTTATTGTGTCCTTCGGACTCTCTATCCTAGTTCCCATCCCCGGCAAGCCCGGGCCGGGAACCCGCCGCGCCAGAGTCGCAAGGCTCAGGCGCGAGCCGCAAGGCATAATATCAGCGGCAGCAGAGCCGCAAGGCATCGAAAAGAGACGCAAGGTCCTCGAAACTCTGACCTTCAGCCCCTTCAATCCCCTTTTCGAGAAGCTCGGGCCCCTTATCTCCCCCAAATAAATATATTCTCTTGGTCGAGAGGGCCTTTACCAAGTAAAAATTATTGCCGCCGCGAGCCCAATACGCCATATTCCACGCGATTTGATGCGGAGATATTTTTGGTTTATTATTTTTCGTTACTTTTAGCTCCGCCCAAAAAGCAATACCATCCCAGATTGCATGAAGGTCGGGAACACCACCGCCATGCTTGTTTTCTATGCGGGTTGCGAAGCATTTTTCAGGCAGATTTTTCCTGATCGTGCTCCAAAAGTTGGCCTCCGGTCCTCTGCTCATCCGTTATATCCTCATATGATCCCTCGATTGTGAATGCTTGAGGGTATTTCTTTTGTAAATCCGACAGCCGAGCCACAATTTCATCGCGAGATAGCTGATCAATCTGATTAATATTCTCCCGACGATCCACAGTCAAACCACCCAATGCTGCGCGGATTTTTTCTGCGTTGATGGCCGCTGAAAACTGGCCCGCGTCCTCCGCCCCTTCGGAAAGTTGTTGAAGGCGTTGTAGCTGCCCGATGGTGGTCACGCCGTAGCGCCGTTCTCGCTCCTCCCTAAGCTCCTTTATGTATTCGAGCACATGAGGGTAATCTCTGCCGTTTAACAGCACTGAGGCGCGAAGGTTAGCGAGATCAGCGGCATATCCTGCCTTCCTCGCGCATTCCGTATTCGAGTAGATCCCCTCGACGATATGCCGAGCAAAAGTTTTCTGTCGATTAGTCAGTTTCTGGATTTTCCCAGCCATTTAAAAACCTCCGTATATAAGCAGTTTTATACCCCCTGTTTACAATCACAGTCAAATCTTGAAGGGTTTGAAATTTGCCTAGTTGTCAAAAAGGGGGGGTGTTTACGTTTCTAACGTAAACCGTTTACGCGATGTTTACCTTTAAGGCAGGGGGTTAAACTACTGTATAAT